TGACCAGAAACGGCATCAGCGTTACAATACTAGTATATTAACTAAAGTAGGAGCTAAACAGATGACAACAGTCACAATCAAAAACGGTAGTTATAGAAACAAGCCAGTTGCTAATGTAAGTTTTGCATTGGTAAAAGGGTTCCAAACTGGTGCCAAAGGTAACTTTGTCACAGTCAAATCAGATGGTTATTTTGGTCCTGAGTTTGATGAAGTGCGTATCAAAGTAGATTCAATCGAAGACATTGAATTTGCTGCTGGCACTCCTGTTATGGCCAATGAACCTGTGACAGAGACTCATGTAGAGGTTGTGCATGAAACAGACGAACAAGCCATTGAGCGTATTCGTACTCGTTTCCAGATCTTGGACGAAATGACCAAGGCAGCAACCACAGGTGATATTCGTGCTATGATTGTATCGGGTCCTCCAGGTGTAGGCAAATCATACGGCGTTGAAAAGATTGTAGAACAGGCCTGTTTGTTTGACAAGTTGTCAGGCAAGCGGTTGAGAGCAGAAGTTGTCAAAGGTTCAGCTACTCCAATCGGCCTGTATCAAACTCTTTACAAGTATTCCGACAAAAACTGTATGTTGGTGTTTGATGACTGTGACTCAATTTTGGTAGATGATGTGGCTCTTAACTTGTTGAAGGGTGCCTTGGACTCTGGTTCAAAGCGTAAGATTTCATGGTTATCAGAATCCAGCAGTCTACGTCGCGAAGGCATTCCTGACAGTTTCAACTTCAACGGTTCGATCATCTTTATCACAAACTTGAAGTTTGACAAGATGAAAAGCCAAAAGCTCAAGGATCACTTGGATGCTCTACAGTCACGCTGTCACTATTTGGACTTGACATTGGACACAATGCGTGACAAGATCTTGCGTATCCGACAAATTGCGTCGGATGGTGCATTGTTTGAGAACATGGACTTGGACAAAGAAGCAGAAACAGAAGTAATTGAGTTCATGGAAGAACACAAGAATTCCTTGCGTGAAGTAAGTTTACGTATGGCAATCAAGATTGGTCAGTTGCGTAAGAGCTTTGCACTTCGTTGGAAAGACATGGCCAAGATCACTTGCATGAAGGTTGGTGCCTAACATGGCTTGGCTGGGTGTCGTGCTACTGATGGTATTAGGACACCCAGGATGGGCTGTGATATTGGCTGTGATGATTCTGTTAGCAAGTTAATCGTGGAGACAGGCCAGTGAAAGAGAAAGTTTTATTTGTTGTACCGTTTATTTTGATTTTGATTATGTCTTGGTTAATGGTCACTTTAGGTTAGCTCCTGGGCAGTAGAGATATTGCCCACTTTACACCGGTACCCCTAAAAAGGTGCCGGTTTTTTTGACTTTTGTTTCTGCATCGTATATACTTGTATGATGTCACACTTGTACATAGAGCTCCAGGATCTTACACTCAAATTTGATTTATTAGATAATCCGCATACCAAGTTGTGGGTAGAACGCATGGCCAATCGCAACGACTACTCTTTAGATCATCCAGACCGCTTTTATGGGTTTGGCGACACAAATGAAGAAATAGTTCGAGCCGAGCAATACATACAACGCTGTATCAACACTATCAACACCTATGAAGATATTATCAAACGACCGTTTACCAACTATCAAGACCAAGACTGTTTAAATTATCTACACAATATATTTGAACGCTATCACGGATTGTTAGATCAACAGAGCACAGAATTTTGGAATGGTGCACCAGACTCAGTCAAGCAGGCACTAGCAGAACTTAATCTAGCAGTACACAGATGCGAAACAGCGGCAAGAGGTGGACGTCCAAGATTTGTGTGTACATGGTATGGCATGCCAAAAACTCTACACCTTCCACAACAAAGTATGCTAAAATACGGAACACTGTGTTCATTCTTTGGTACTGTGTATCTAAACTATTGCGAAATTGGCAAGACCTTGGAAGATTTGACCATGGATCGCGATAACTACATTGCAGATGAAGCATTTAAGCCTTTTGATTTTTACAGTGCAGATTTTGTTGTTAGATTTTGGGATGACACAGCAGAAGATATACAAAGCAAATTAGTACGCATGCGTGAGTATTACAATACGCATCAAGAGTTTTTTCAAAGTCGTGGGTATACCAAATTTGATGATCCAAGATTGTTGCCTTTGCGTTTTCCTGTGGCACAATTAATTGAAACCATGCCTAGACAACAGTTATTAACAGAAATAAAACAACGACAATATGTCAGTCGAGTGTATATACAATGAGAACAGCAACCATTATTATTAGAGATGAAGTCAACATCAAGATAGAAGGACTAGAGCTTGATGTACGCAAAGCTCTAGTAAACAAATTCAAATACGATGTGCCCTATGCTAGGTATTTGCCAGCAGTGCGTTTAGGTCGCTGGGACGGCAAGGTCAGCTACTTTCAGTTAGGAGGTAGCACTTACGTAAACTTGTTGCCAGAGATTATTCCTGTGCTAGAAGAATACAACTACGACATTGAGCTAGACGATCAGCGTGAGTACAAGACTGTGTTTGAATTTGAACCAGTGCAAGAAGATAGTTTCAGTCATATCAAGTGGCCCAAAGGACATCCAGCCGCTGGACAGCCTGTGATGATGCGTGACTACCAGTGTGCCATCGTCAATAACTTTTTAAAGAATCCACAGTGCTTGCAGGAAATTGCCACTGGTGCAGGTAAAACAATTATGACAGCGGCTCTGAGCCAACGTTGTGAGCCTTATGGACGTACCATTGTCATTGTGCCAAACAAGAGTCTGGTAACGCAAACAGAAGATGACTATCGCAACATGGGTTTGGATGTGGGTGTTTACTTTGGCGACAGAAAAGAGTGGGGTCGTACACATACTATTTGTACTTGGCAAAGCCTAAACGTGTTGCTGAAGAATACCAAAGCAGGATCGGCCGCAGAAGACTGTACCATCACAGAGTTCATTGAAGATGTAGTGTGTATCATGGTAGACGAAGTACACATGGCCAAAGCAGATGCATTAAAAACTTTGCTCACAGGTGTGATGAGTCGTATACCCATTCGTTGGGGATTGACCGGTACTGTGCCCAAGGAACAGTTTGAGTTTCAAAGTTTGCATGTCAGTATTGGTCCTGTGATTTCAAGATTGGCTGCCAGCGAACTACAGGAAATGGGTCACTTGTCAAACTGTCATGTGAACATTGTGCAACTACAGGACCATGTGGAATACTCAAACTATCAAAGTGAATTAAAGTATTTGTTGGAAGAGTCCGGTAGGTTAGATGCCATGGCCAGTGTGATTGCTCGAGTAAATGAAACAGGCAATACACTAGTGCTGGTTGATCGTGTGGCTGCTGGACAAGAGTTAGTTAAACGGTTAGGCGATCGTGCTGTGTTTGTATCGGGTGCAACCAAGGCCAAAGATCGAAAGGAAGAGTATGATGAAGTGGCTGATGTCAATGATAAAATCATTGTGGCAACATACGGAGTGGCTGCCGTTGGTATTAATATTCCTCGCATATTTAATCTTGTGCTGGTGGAGCCTGGTAAGAGCTTTGTTCGAGTGATTCAAAGCATAGGACGAGGTATTAGAAAAGCCGAAGACAAGGACTTTGTGCAGATCTGGGACTTGACCAGTACCTGCAAGTTTGCCAAACGTCACCTAACCAAACGCAAACAGTTTTACCGAGAAGCCAAGTATCCGTTTACACAAGAAAAATTAGAATGGATGAAAATTAAATAACATGGCCTATACATTTGCAGAAGCACAAGCACTGTTGGAAACAGTTGGCACAATAGAGCCAGGCAGCATTTTTGTAGAAATTGGCAGTGACCGAGGAGAAGAATCCACTCAATACCTAGCCGGACAGGCTCAAACATACAACACGGTGTTGTATACTGTTGACATTGATAACCATGCCCAACGCACTATACAACACCCAAGTGTTCAGTTTTTTATTGAGTCCGGTAGCTCATGGGTCAAAAACACATGGCCGTCTGTGGCCAAAAAAATATCGTTATTACATTTAGATAACTTTGATTGGATTTGGGATATCAACAATATTCCAGATTGGATCGGTCGTCAAATTACAGAATATCGTGAAAAATTTAACATTACAATGACCAACGAGAATTGTCAGCAAGAACATTTAGAGCAATTGCTGGGATTGGTGCCATGGTTAGCGGATGAATGCTTGGTGTTGATGGACGATACATTTTTACACAATGGAGGGTGGACTGGTAAATGTGGTCCGGGAGTTGTATATCTTAAAACATTGGGATTTAGAGTAGTCAAACTTTTACCATCCAACGGAGTAGTGTTGGCAAGAGGATATAAATCTCTTGCAACCGTTGACACAACCATACAAATACTGTAAAATATACATATGAGAATACTAACATTAGACAACCAAAGTTTTGACCTTGATCATTTGCCAGAAGAAGTAGATGACATGCGTTTTGCTATCTTAGACAATAGTACGCCAACGGATCCTGACTATCATTATATTCCGTTGATCTTTTTAGAAAGTTTTAATGCTCCGGCATTGGTGCTACGTATTGGCAATAAAAAGATTAAAATGCCTGTGGACTGGCAGATACTGATTGGCGAGCCAGACTTGGGTGACTTAGAAGTGCTACCGTTGACATCAATCAATGATCGTGGATTCAAAGCATTTCAGTTCAATCCACTCAGCAGTTTTAGACCCAGCTTCCCAGACATTGAAATTATTGATGTGTATCAAGAAGTAGCTTGGTATGCTCCCAAACTAAAAAATGGGCAAATGTTATGCGTGCCATTGGATGATTCAGATAAACCAGAATGTGTTTACTTTGTCAAAGACATCAGCCGCAACTGTGAAATTGTAGACTACAACAAGGCGTGGTAATATGGGATCACTTAAACCTGGTGCGGCTTTGATATATGAACGTGTAGACGGTGTGGTGTATGCTCGCGAAGTTGGAGCAGATCCTAGTACAAGAGTTGAAATAGGACGCGACTATGATTCTCGCACACCGGATGGTCGACCTTTGCACGACTATCTTCGAGAAAAACAAATTTGGGGAGATATTCATCGTGCAGCAGAAAACAATCCTGCTTTACAAGAAGCACTAGAACGTGTTAAAATTTTATACGAGTTAAGTAAAAATGAGTGATAAGTTAAACATTCAAAATGAAATGGCAGTGTTTGATCGCAAAGATCGAACGTTCTATGACAGTTTAACTGATGAAGAACGCAAGAAGTTTTCGACATTCTTAATGATTCGTTGGGGCTCTAGCATCAACGGTAGTCGCGAACTACAAGAATACTATGTGCAGAGTACCAATCACTATCTAAACAAACATTTCTTTGCACTGAGCCGGCATCCCAAACTACAGTGGCTCATGGCCACAGCAGTGAGTCCGGGCATGGGCACACATCGACATAACTGGATTGCACCCAAGAAAAAAGAAACTGCTACTGGCGCCAGTGCTGTAAAAAAACAGTTGGCTGAATTGTTTCCCAACATGAAAGCCGACGAACTAGAAGTCATGGCTGCTATTACTACCAAAAAAGAACTCGACGCATACATCAAGGCACACGGCAACGACAAATAATGTATCAATGTAAGTATTGTCGAAAAGACTTTGTCAAAGAAACCACTCTAGCGGTTCACGTGTGTGAGCCCAAGCGTCGGCATCAAGAAAAAGACGAACGCGGAGTACAACTAGGATTTCAAGCCTATATCAAGTTCTACGAAGTCACACAGGGATCAGCGAAGTTAAAAACATTTGACGACTTTGCAGAAAGCAGTTTCTATCGTGCATTTGTTAAATTTGGTCGATACTGTGTGAGTATTCGAGCAATTAATCCGGCACGCTTTACTGAGTGGTTGATTCGACAAAACAAAAAGATTGACTACTGGTGCAAAGACAGCATTTACACAGAATACTTGTTGGAGTACCTGCGTGTGGAGAATGTCAACGATGCACTAGCCCGTGCCATAGAATACAGTATGGACTGGGCAGAAAAATCTGGGCACCCAGCACAAGATTGCCTACGCTACGGCAATTCAAACACTATGGCATACGCAGTGACCACAGGACGTATCAGTCCTTGGGTGTTGTATAATTCAGAATCAGGACTGAAGTTTTTAGGTGAACTAGATGCTACTCAGGTAGCCATGGTCTGGCCCTATATTGATTCAGAAGTGTGGACCAAAAAGTTCTCAGACTACATGGCCGATCAGGAGTATGCTAGAGACATTTTAAAGAAAGCAGGTTGGTAATGGAAACAGTTATTTTATTGTTAGCACTATTTGGCATCAAACATTTTTTAGCCGACTTCTTGTGGCAGTTTCCGTACATGGTTGCGGACAAAGGACAATACGGAGCTCCAGGCGGGCTTGCTCATGCCGGAATTCACGGTATCTTGACATTCTTTGTTTTAATTGGATTTGTGCGGCCCGAAGATGCTGTCACAATTGCTCTGTTAGACAGCGCAGTTCACTATCACATTGACTGGACCAAAACCAATCTGAGTCGTGGACTGACCATTGAGGATCACCGTTTTTGGGTTTGGTTTGGGCTGGATCAGACTCTACACTATTTGACTTACATTGCTATTATTGCTATAATTGTGTTATGATCAATCAAGTCTACGGCGGCAGTGAGTTTCTCAACGTGCAAACCTACTCCAGCGCCCCTTACATCAATGTCACGGAACTCAGTGCCGGACAAATGCGATTCAATCCCTCAACTCGAAGCATAGAAGTGTATGATGGCCACAATTGGGTCAACTGTGCCGGCAGTGCCCAAGTTACACTGAGTAACAGTGCAGAAGAAATTCTACGTTGGGCAGAGAAAAAAATGGAACAAGAACGCAACTGGAAAGCCATGGCAACAACGAATCCTGCGGTTCGAGACGCATACGAAAAATTCCAACAAGCAGAAGAACAACTCCGAATAGTGGAGGCATTGGTCCGAGAATGAGCGCAGATATTGATTTGGACTTTGCTGACAGAGAAAGCATACTAAAACTAATTGACAGTGTGTCAGCACGTCAACTACATCAAGGACAAGTACGTAGACACAACTCGGGTGTTTATGTCACAGATATACCCTATGATCCTGTGAACCAATGTGCGGCCATAGACTATGAACTAGCAGAACAACGTGGCTACTTTAAGATAGACTTTCTTAACATGACTGTTTACAATCTAGTAAAAAGTCCCGAGCATTATGAACAAATGCTGGCACAAGAACCGCCTTGGACACGTTTATGGACTGACAGTGCCTGGGCTAGTCAGCTGGCACACGTTGGCAACTACACAGGACTGTTGGCCACAATGCGGCCTGATTCAATTCCTAGAATGGCTGCTTTTATTAGTATTATTAGACCGGGTAAAGCACACTTGCAAAATCGCCCTTGGGCAGAAGTGTTTGAGTCAGTATGGGACGGTGATGACAGCAGAGGTTATACATTCAAAAAAGCACACGCTGTGAGCTATGCGGCTCTGGTAGCCCTGCACATGAATTTACTTAATTAACTCGTCTTACAAGAGTAATACTTTTACGCTTGCTCTTTTTACGAGCAATATCAATCAAACTGCAAGCAGGTCCGTGTACAATTTCTAAATCCTTGTTGACAAAGGTTTTTAGATATTCTTTAAATGGGTCCCATTCAGACTTTAAAAATATGTTTATAGGAATACTGCGATTGCTTTCCCACCACCAAACATTGGCCAATTCCAAGAATTGACGCTTTAATTCTAGATCCTGTATGCTACCAAAATCGTAAATTGTGGTAATGGTATCATCCTGATTTTGCACAATGCCTACGTATTCCGTAGATGCATACACACACAAGGTTATAAAAGGGTACTTGTCAGCAAGTTTTGAGAAAATATCATTGCCCATAAATATTGTTAGAGGATTCCTATGTATTCGACCACGGCGTATTTATATCAACAGAAAACCAGAGTATTAATGATTGACACCAGTGGTGCTTACTTTACTATGAGGTACGACCCTGTGTACGCAAAAAAACTAACCATAAACAAAGGTGTT